GCATGCTCGATTGCTCGGCTTCCTGGATATGATCGGGGTCAACTTGAACCCGGCCATTATCTGGAATGCCTTGCCTTGGAGCTTCATCGTTGATTGGGTTTTCGGCATAGGCCGATTTCTCGACTCGTTGAAGATTAGTAACATGGAACCGAAGATTAACGTATTGCAGTACTGTTGGAGCGTTAAACGCACCCGTAAGATTTATGTAACTTCGCGCATATGCTCGAAGATATTTAATTCTGATTGGGGTGACGAAATGTCTCCAATGGTACATTACACACATCCGGTAGTCAGCGAGACGGCTTATCGCCGTGAGGCTGGTCTACCCAATGTGAGCTCGTTTGCAACGAGCGGGCTGAGTGCTACTGAGCTCAGTCTCGGCGCCGCGCTATTAGTTTCGCGCAGGCGGTCAAGAAAGCGTCGCCTTTAGTGGCGACAAGTGGCGAAAGCCACCTTCCCAATAGTCCTTAAATGGACGAACACTGGCCCTATGCTAGCAAACACGTTAAATACAAACGAGATTAAGAACTCCGCAGGTACGGAAGAGGAATTCCAAAGACTTTCGTCTTCGGAACGGTCTACGGAATTCGGTAAAATTACCGAAGCTCCGGCGACTCCTCACAGGTTGAAAGTCTCTCACCAAGAGAGCGGCTCCGGGATAACCCGTCGCCGGCGTTCAGTAGTTCGATTCGACAAAACTGTCGCTTCGACTGTGGACGCCACCAAAACAGTTGTCGTTTCGGCTTACATGGTCCTCGACGCTCCTATCGGAGCCTTGGGAACCACGGCCGAATTCGCCAATGTTCTGGCAAACCTGATGTCGTTCGTTGCCTCACTTGGGGCTACGACGACGATCCTGTACGACGGCACCGGAAACGGTGCCGCTGCGCTCCTGAGCGGTGGACTCTAGTAGTCCTTATTGGCTCAGCCGTTCTATGAACGGAGAGGCGCTGGCTAGTTGCCAGCGTCTCCACCCTTTTGGGTGTAATCTCGCGTGTTATCGGACCTGTTGTTATGCTTTGGGCCCAAGGAGAAAGTTCCATCAAATGATGGCCTCTCTGAAAAGCCTTGATAGTGTTTATGAAAACATCATCACCAGCATTCTCACAGGTGTATTCGACAAACATGGAAGCATCTTTGATGCTCGAAGCCGGCGTAACACCCTTAATCAGGTGTCTCGTCGACTTTTCAACGAGGGCGCAGTGGGTTTTCTCACGAAAACCCTGCCAAAACTTGGTAAGGCCTTTGATAAAGCCATTGCCGGTGAACAAAATCTGACTTCTACTGGACTACGCCTCGCGGCGCAGCCTGGTAGTGAGTTGCCAAGGTTTCTTGGTGAACTCTTCAGACAAGTTCTCGATAGTTCTGGTAGACTGCTCCCTAATCCGTGCGCAATCAGCGTCGGATCTATACGGCAAATCTGTTTTGTATTTTACAAGATGGAAATGCCATATTCGGATGAGACGAATCACAAGGTTGTCTCCGGCTTTATTAGCACGGAAGAAGACCTCAAGACAATTAAGCCGACGCTGGATTCGATTCAGCATCAACTTAATTCTACCCACTCAGATTCTGTACGTCGTCGTAGAGTTACTTCGAACAGTACAGCGGTGGTGGTAGCGCGTGAAGCGCGTATCCTCTTATCGAGGGTATTTGCTTCATTTGATCCTTTGGATATCTTGCCGCGGCATGGTCCTGGTGCTGTAGCTGAAAAGCTTAAGCCTTGGGCCAAATACCACTTCAAGAATATCCCGGAGAAGATCACAAATGTATACCCAATTGATGAATATTATTTCTCATCCCTTGGACACCTTTGTGATTGTATTGATACTAAAGCATGTAGGGATCATAGTGATCCTCTACCTGGTATCAGTCATGAGAGCACTCCTGCGCAAGTTATTCTTGTGCCGAAAGACTCTCGCGGGCCCAGATTAATATCTTGCGAACCCGTTGCTATGCAATGGATTCAACAGGGACTTAGTCGAGCTATTGTCAAACATGTTGAATCGTGTGGCCTAACATGCCATAATGTATTCTTCACGGATCAAGGACCCAACCGTAGGGGAGCCCTATTGGGCTCTAATACGGGTAAGTACGCGACCTTAGACCTCAAAGAGGCCTCAGATCGTGTTTCACTTGCTCTGGTTCATCTGCTCTTCCCTGAGCACCTGTATAGGTTCTTAGAGAATTGTAGAAGCTCATCCACTACACTTCCAGACGGAAGCGTAATGAATCTCCTAAAGTTCGCGCCAATGGGAAGTGGTTTATGCTTCCCTATCATGGCGTTGACTATTTGGAGTCTTCTGTCTGTTTGTGCACCCGACGAGGATACTAGAGATAGTATCCTAGTGTATGGCGATGATGTGATTGTTCCGACGAACTTCGTCGATACAGCAATCGAACGACTCGAATCATTTGGTTTAAGGATAAACCGTGATAAGAGTTGCCCCAAGGGCCTCTTCAGAGAGTCCTGCGGCATGGATGCTTTCAACGGCATCGATGTTACGCCTGTGCGAATACGCACACCTTGGTCATCCCGCCCATCTCCCAACGTCTATGCTAGTTGGATCGCTTACGCGAATTCCTTCTATCACAGAGGTTATTCAGCTACCTACGAGTTGATCGCAGGGGCCTTACACAGTATATACGGTGATATTCCGGCTATGGACATGCAATTGCAATGTCCCAGCTTGGCTGATGTCCCGAAACACAACAGACCTAAACGTCGTAGGTGGAACAAAGACCTTCAGAAGGTCGAGTTCTTCGTACGTGATGTTAAGTCTGTGTCGGTTAATGTACGCCAAAAGGGTTGGTTGAAGCTATTGAGATATTTTACTCAATGCCCAACTGGCACTTCAATTGGCGGCTGTACACGGCTCCCACCCCATCTTCATGGTGTGGTTAATGGAACCGAGTTTCGTGTTGAAGAATACACATGTCGACGGACCAACTTGTTGGTCCGACGATGCCGATGATCTCACCGAGAGGTGAGTTGTCGG